CGCGTGCTGTCTGCCGAGGCCAAGCTGTCGAGCGATCTGGTTCGCCGCGGCGAAATCAGTGGCGATCAGTTTTCCGGCCTAATGTCATCCGCTCAGTCGATGGCGAGCTTTCCCCTGTACATCGACGACAGCGCCGGACAGACGCTGAACCATATCCGCACCCGTGCCCGTCGATTGAAGCGCAAGCATGGTCTTTCCCTTGTCGTCGTCGACTATCTCCAGCTCATCAACACGACCGGGAAAGACCGCGCCGAGAACCGGGTCCAGGAAATCACCGTCATTACCAAGGGGCTGAAGAACATCGCCAAGGAACTCTGCGTTCCGGTCCTGGCGCTCTCCCAGTTGAGCCGACAGGTTGAGCAGCGGGACGACAAGCGCCCGATGCTATCAGACCTCAGGGAGTCCGGATCGATCGAACAGGATGCTGATAGCGTCATCTTCATGTTCCGCGAGGAATACTACCTCGACAAGGGAGAGCCGTCCCGGAATGCCGACGAAAAGTCAGACAAGTATCTGGCCCGGCATACCGAATGGATGCAGCGCAAGAGCAGCTGCGCCAACAAGGCTGAGGCCATCGTGGCTAAGAACCGACATGGGGCTACCGGGGTAGCAGACCTCCATTTCGATGGACCGACGACGACGTTCTCCAACCTCTCTGCATATTACAGCGTCGCGGGTGCAGCATGACGAGTGAAAGAGTCGACCTCACCGACTTCCAGTACATGCCGCTTTTCATCGGGCGGCTGCAGAAGAGCAAGGCTTGGCTGCGCTGCAAAAGACAACCCGAACTCGCCTTCTACATGCTCAATCTTTGGCTGCGTTCGTGGCACGAAATTCCGGCCGGTAGCATCGAAAACGATGACGACGTTTTGTCCGACGCCGCCATGTGCTCGCCCGAGAAATGGGACAAGATCAGGGACAAGGTGCTCGCCGGCTGGGAGATTGGGGAAGACGGTCGTTTGCGCCATCCCGTCGTCGGCGAGATCGCCGATAAATGCTGGGCGGACAAACAGGAATATCGCCGCAACAAGGAGGCGGAAAGACTGAGGAAAGCCGCCAAAAGAGCGCAGCCGTCCGGTGGAAATGATCCGGATCGTCCAGACATGTCCGGCGGATGTCCGGCGGACAACTGCAAGACTGACGACGGAAATACACCGGAAAACCCTCTTAAGGTAAGTGTAAGTGTAAGTGTAAGGGACACATCAAAGACGCGCGCGACGGAAATCGATTCCGACGAAAAGCAAAGGCGCTTCGATCTGGTCCGAGAGGCGATGAACATCCATCCGGACGATCCGAGTTGGAACGCCATCCACGAATGGGTACGGGTCTGGACCCTCAGGGGCGCCGACTTCGAGGCCGACGTTCTGGCGACGGTCGTCCAGATGATGAGCAAGAAGGCCAAAACCTGGACGCCGCGCTCGCTGAACTACTTCGACGAGACCGTCCAGCAGAATTTCGACGCCCGCGTTCGCCGCGCCGAGGCCCCTGCCCCGGAAAGCACACTCCCGCCAGCGCCATTCGACCCCGAAACCGCGAAGTGGGAAGCCCGCCTCTACGGCTACCGGGAAAACGACGCATGGGAACCGCAATGGGGGCCTGAGCCCGGCCAGCCTGGTTGCCGTGTCCCGCCGCAATTGCTGATCCAGCAGGTCGCAGGCGCCGCATGACCCCGCCAAGCAAACCATACACGTTCGATCAGGGAGATGAGGGATGAAGATTTGGGCAAAGACTGAAAGAGTTTTCCGAGGGCAAGTATCTCGTTGTTCGCCGTGACGGGACTGTACCGGAATGGCCACATTTCGTGATCGGCGGATTTGATCCTTGTGCGGCAGCAGGCTTGCGCGCCTATGCCGAAGAGGCGCGGCGGCGGGGGTATGATCCGGCCTATTGCGACAGCATCGTCGAACTGGCTGGCGACTTCGAAAAGCTTTCCGCTACACCGCGCGCCGTCTCCATCGCCGATCCCGATGCGCCGCCCCACCGCCGCGACCTACCCGAGGTTATCGCGATGATGCGCCGGAAGTACGATGTCCGCGATCTTGTCGCGCGTCTGAATGATGTGGCCGGGTCATCCAAATCAATGACCCTTGGAATCAAAGTCGGCCAGATATGGCAGGAAGTGGACCCGCGCTTTGTGGGCCCACACAAGACGGTCGCCGGCTTCGATCCGGACGGCAAGGTTCAATTGAGCGTCCAGGTCGGAGTGGGGAAGGTTCGAATCACCAAGGCCAAGCCCGAACGCTTCAACGGCAAGCGCGGCGGATATCAGCTGATTAAGGACGTGTCATGACCGACATTGAGACCGAACGACTCCGAGAGGCTGTGGTGGAAAATGCCCTTAACTATTGGGCGTTCGAGGAATGCATCGCGCCGTGGACTGAAATGGCCAAGTCTGTCGTCGCCCTCCGCGACCACCTCGCCAAAGCCGCTCCTGAGCCTGCGCCACGATGTGAGCCGCCGGAGGAATTTCGCGGAAGGCGCGGCTTTCACTGGCTCGGTATGGGCGAAGATGATGAAGCGCCGACCGCTGCGGAATGGACTGGCAGAAACTGGTTTTTTTGTGGGAGCCCGGATTTTCGCTCGCCGACTGACGCGTATGCGGATGGCTGGCGCTACCACTCCCCCGCTACACCCGATACCCGGGTAATGCCGACTATATCGGCGGTTCGAGATTTTCTGGTCAAGATCGGATACTCGGACACTGGACAAAATGAGCGCCTGGTATTCGCGGCGTTTGCCCACTTCTCCCCCGTACAGCAGACCGACGAAAATGTGCCGGAAGCTATCGAGATCGGCGACAGGATTCGCTCTAGGGTCGGACGACACGCTGGCCGCGTTGCGAAGGTCATAGGCATTGGACCCGATGGCGGATTGAAAATTCGGACGGAGAGCGGCGGATACCTCGACTATGTGTTTCCGGATGATGTCGCGATCTACGACAAGGCAAGCTGGGGAATCGAACTCCAGCCGGCCGGGGTACAGCATATCACCGACGAAGAGATCATCGATCTATGGAGCGAGGCACGGCCGACAATGTTGGACGTTCCCGGCGCGGTTAAACGCTTCGCGCGGAGCCTAATGGCCAAGCATTCCCCCACCCTATCCGACTCCCTGCTCCTTCAACTCCGAGACATAGCCCTAACCCGTGACGGTCCAAACCAATACCTGAGCGATGCCAGGATCCGGTTGGCGGGGGTGGGGAAATGAGGGGAGCAGCAATGGTTCTTCCCAGGCCCTCCACTGTGGATGCGCAATTTGACGATATCCCCGACCTCATGCGGGATCGGGAAGGCGTCATCGTTTCAGCCGGCGGCCGAGACAAAGGCCCGTCTATCAAGCGTGGACCAGGCGGAGGAAAGCGCCCTATCCATGATACCCAGGTCGATGAAATCCAGTACGAGAAGGAAAAGCACAAGCACTACGTCAATAAGGTTGTTGACCCTCTCCGTGACCTTCACCGCCGCGGCTCGATCGATGATGCCCAGTTCGAGGCCGGTGTGATCTTCCAGGACGATTTCGACCGCGCACACTGGCATTCCAGCGGGGGCATGCGTTTCGACATGATGCCGCCGAGTGGTAAGATATCCAACGATGATGGGCGCACGGACAGCGTGATCGATGCCCGCGATAAGGTGATCGGCGCCATCACTGCGGTTGGTGGCGAATCCTCCATCGGCGGCCGGGTGCTCTGGTGGGTCGTTGGGATGCGACGTAGCATCAACGATCTGGCGGCCGATGATAATCGTAACCGGATGGTGCTGCGCGGAGCTCTGGAGGGTGCTCTATCGGTGCTGAAGACACGGTATCAGAGGATCGGGCGATGATCGTCAATAAATGGGTCTCGTATCATCTCAAGATGCGCCGGGAGCGGAAAAAGATGGAAGCCGCCGGCTATCGAATGACCGAGGTCGACTCTCGTCTCCATCGTTCCGGACTGGAGCACCACCGGCTTGAAGATGTCCGCATTTCGCATGACGGAAAGCACGTATGGTACAAGATATCCAATCAGCCGATAGATTTTCCCTAAATCCAGTGGTTTGCCTACATTTCGTAGTTGACGCGGCTTGTAACAACAAACTATAAGTTATCTCAATCGTGAGATTTGCGCCTTGAGCGCACTGAGCCGCGCCGCCTGACTCATCAGGCCCGGCCAATCCCATTGCCGCACACCGAACACACAGCATCCAAAGGCTACGGCCTGATTCGCACAGAGTCGGATAGCGGCAACCCTCATCATGGAGCATTCAATGGATATGCCTGTTGCTCCCGGCCCTGATATGCAGAGCCAACCCCCAGCCGGCCAGGATATCGTTAGTGCCGCACAGAAACTCGCGCCTGACGATCTGAATGCACTGTTCCGCGGAATCTCCCCCGAAGCCTGCGAGGCGATGGAGAAAATCCCCCAGCTTTCTGGTTTCGCCAATTTCATCGAGAGCGGCGGCAAATCCACACAGGAAGATCCGGACCAGCCCGGCAAGCGTCCAGGGATTGCAATCGTGATCGGTGTAGGTAAAGGCCCCCGCGATCCCCGGGAAGATATTCGGGCTGCGGCTGCTCAGCATGGGGTTAAGTAGGCAGCATCCGATGTTGACCCCGAAGCAGCGCGCGTTTGTGCGCGAATACGCAATCGACAAGAATGGAACTCAGGCAGCAATAAGAGCGGGTTACAGCAAAAAGACCGCTAATGAGCAAGCGGCGCGCCTGTTAGCAAATGTTAGCATCGCCGAGGCGGTCAATGCGGCCGAGAAAAAGCACGCTGAGACCTGCGGGATTACCATCGAAACCATCACGAAGATGCTGCTGGAAGATCGCAAGCTGGCGCGGGAGTTAGAAACTCCCGCCGCTGCCGTCTCAGCATCCATGGGCCTCGCGAAGCTCCACGGCCTTGTGGTCGACAAATCGCAGTTGAGCGGTGCGGTAGGCGGTATCGGAGAACTGCTCAGTGCAATCGACGGAAAGTCGCGCGGACTTCCAAAGGGCGGTTGACCAATTCTCGGATTGGCGCTGGCGCCTCAACAATCTGTACTGGGTGCTCGACAAGCAGGGCCAGCGCTGCAAGTTCAAGATGAACTGGGCGCAGGAAGCCTTGTTCGATCAGATGCACTATCAGAACCTGATCCTGAAAGCCCGGCAGCTCGGGTTCACGACGTTCATCCAGCTTTTCATGTTGGATGCCTGCATATTCAACTCGAACATCCGGGCCGGTACGATCGCTCACACGCTGGGCGACGCTGAGACGATCTTTCGGGACAAGATCAAATACCCGTACGAGCAGTTGCCGGATCAACTCCGGAGCGCTAGGCCGGCGGCGAAGGATACCGCCAAGGAGCTGGTCTTCTCGAACAACTCATCCATACGGGTGGGAACGTCACTTCGATCCGGCACGCTGCAATACCTGCACATCAGCGAATACGGCAAGGTCTGCGCTAAGTTCCCCGAGAAGGCGCGAGAGATCAGAACCGGCGCGCTGAACACCGTGCAAGCCGGTCAGATCATATTCATCGAAAGCACCGCCGAGGGGCAGGAAGGCGACTTCTACAATCTGTGCGAGCGAGCGCAGACGCTGGAAAGGCTGGATCAGCCGCTCACGGCCATGGACTTCAAGTTCATGTTCTACCCGTGGTGGAGAGAGCCCGGATACGTTCTCGATCCCACGTCGGTGCCGATCCCGGCATATCATGCAGAGTATTTCGACCGGCTGCAGGCTGAGCACGGCATCGTCCTGAATGCCGGACAGAAAGCCTGGTACGTCAAGAAGGCCGAGCAGCAGCAAGAGGACATGAAGCGGGAGTTTCCTTCCACCCCGAGGGAAGCATTCGAGGCGACGGTTGAGGGCGCCTATTATGGGCGACAGCTTGCGGAAGCCGAGCAGCAGAAGCGGATTGGGTTATTCGAGTTCTCGCCGTCTGTCCCGGTGCATACAGCGTGGGACCTTGGGATGGGCGACAGCACGGCGATCTGGTTCTTTCAGGTTGGCCGCAATCAGATCCGCATCGTTGATTATTACGAGAACAGCGGAGAGTACGCCCCACACTACGCGACGGTGCTGAAGGAGCGCGCCAGAGAGCGCGGCTATCGGTACGGCGACCATTGGCTGCCCCATGACGCCAAGGTGCGCGAGTGGGGCTCAGAACGCACACGGGTTGAGAGCCTGATCGCTCTCGGCATCATGCCACGCCTCGTGCCCGATCACACGCCTGACGATGGAATCAACGCCGTCCGGATGCTTCTGCCGATCTGCTGGTTCGACCAGGAGGCCACGGCGGGCGGTTTGAAGTGCCTCAAGGCGTACCGCAAGGAATGGAACGAGAAGCTCGGGACGTGGGCGAGTCATCCCCGCCATGACTGGGCATCGCATGGAGCGGACGCGTTCCGCTATCTGGCAATGGCCTACCGGGAGATGAAACCCGACAAGCCCGAGCCGTCCAAGTTCGATTATCAGAACCAGATCATCGCCAACATCGTCGGCGATCCCACGAAGAAGCGCTTAACTCCGAGGATTCGAGCATGAGCGAACAACCGAGGGCATGTCACACCTGCTTTAATTGGACGGATTGGTCTACACGCGAATGCCGCGCTCAACCGCCGGCCGTGGTCTTCGGATCGTCTGAGGGAGTTTTCCCCAGGACATCGCCCCACGCATGGTGCGGCAGGTGGTTTTTGACGGCAGATGAGACGCGGCATATTCAGCTCGTGACGGTCGATCCCGCATGAGCGACGGTCCGATGACTGACGAGGCAGGCACAGCGGAAACTCCGAAGGATTTCGGAACCGATGCGTCCGCGATCGTCACCCGCTACATGAACCAGATCAATATCTATGACCGAGCCGTCCGTGAATGGCACGATACGGTCACCAAGATATTTAACCGCTATCGCAATAAGGGCGTGAACAGCGATGCGCGGGATGAGAACGCCTACGCTGGGAAGCGCTATTCCCTGCTGTGGTCCTCGATCCAGACCGAACAGCCCGCATTGTTCACCAACATTCCTGTTCCGATGGTCGAACGGCGGTGGAAGGACAACGAAGATATCACCGCGCAGATCACCGCCGAGATCATTGAGCGGGCGCTGATCTATACGTTGGACCAAGCCGAGTTCAAGCCGGCGGTTGAATCCTCGGTGTTCGATTTCCTGATGGCTGGCCGCGGTCAGGTATGGCTGCGCAAGGAAGTGAAATATGGGGACGTGATCCCCGATCCGGATGGCGAGGCCAACGACCAAGGGGATATGACCAACGGCGATAATCAACCCGCCGCCCCCGGCGAGCAGGTTCGCGAGATCGCCGACGAATATCTCTGCATCGACGCCGTAGCGTGGTGCGACTTCGGGCATAACCTTGGGCGGAACTGGAAAGAGGTCAATCTGGTTTGGCGCCGGCTCTATATGGATCGCCAGCAGTTGATCGCGCGGTTTGGTGCGCAGATCGGCAACGCCGTCGAGCTCGATTACACCCCGGCCGCCTCGCACAACCCGAACAAGAACGATGACCAGCCGCCGAGCCTGTATAAGCTGGCCACAGTTTATGAGCTCTGGGATAAGACCACGAAGAAAGCGACCTGGATCGCGCTGGGATACAAAGACGCTCCGCTCGACCAGCAGGACGACCCGCTGCGGCTGAAGGACTTCTTCCCGTGCCCTAGGCCGATCTATTCCAGCACCGACACGACAAGCCTGATCCCCCTCCCCGATTACGTGATGTGGAAGGATCAGGCCGAAGAGGTCGACACGATCACCGCCCGGCTGCATAGGCTAATCAGAGCCTGCCAGGTTCGCGGCGCCTATGACGCCAAGTTCCCGGAGATCGCGCGCATCTTCGATGACGGCCTCGAGATGGACATGATCCCGGTCGATAGCTGGTCCGAGTTCGCTCAGGGCGGCGGCTTGGATGGCTCTCTGGATTTCGTCCCGCTCGCTGACCTGATCAACACTATCGGATCGCTCTACGATGCCCGGGAGAAGGCCAAGGATGACGCGGCCGAGATTTCCGGCGTTGCCGACATCATGCGCGGCCAGAACACCGGCCCCGAGTTGTCAGCGACCGAGGCGCGGATTTCGGGACAGTATGGAACGCTCCGGCTTCAGGACCGGCAGGCCGAGATACAGCGGTTCTGCCGTGATGTCGTACGGATGATGGGCGAACTGATCTCGGAAAGCTTCCTGCCCGAAACACTGCAGGCCATGACCGGCTATCAGCTGCCGACAGCTGCCGACAAGATGCAGGCGCAGATGCTGGTGCAGCAGGATCAAGCCTACAAGGCATATCAGGCCCAACAGCAGCAGATGCAGCAACAGCAGGCTGCGCAGCAGCCCCCGCAAGGTGGGCCGCCTCAGGGAGCGCCAGGAATGGCGGCGGCGGCATGATGAACATGGGCGGCGCCGGCCCGCAAATGCCAGCCGGTGGACCACAGCCGGGAATGCCGGGGCCAATGCCAATGATGGCGCCACCTGCCCCGCCGCCGCCGCAGCCTGTTGATCCGCTGATGCTGTTTCAGGCGCAGGAGACGCTGAAAAAGCCTACCTGGGACGACGTTATAGCCTTGCTCCATAACGACCGACTGAGATCGTTCCGCATCGATATCGAGACAGACTCTACCATCGCCGCCGATGAGCAAGGCGAGAAGGAAGCTGTAACCGATTTCGTCGGGATGATCGGGCAATTCCTTGGGCAGATGGGGCCGCTGGTTCAGCAGAACCCGGTGATTGCGCCGCTCGCGGTTGAAATGCTGAAGGCGGCGGCGCGCCGGTTCAAGCTCGGTCGCCAACTGGAAACCGTGATCGATGAAGTCGGCGACAAGATGCTCGACGCGGCAGCACATCCGCCCGCGCAGCAGCAGGACCCGAAAGTGGTTGCCGCCCAGATGATGGCGCAGGCGAAAATCCAGCAGGGCCAGGACCAGATCAAGATCCAGGCCATGAAGTCACAGGCGGAAGTCCAATTGAAGCACGAGGAAGCAGCGGCAAGCATGGGGCTACGGCAGGCGCAGGCGCAGGCCGACACGCAGCTGGAATTCTCCAAGGCCCAGACCGACGCGCAGGTTGCGGCGCTCAAGGCCATGACGAAGCCAACCCCGGCGAACGGGTTACGCTGATGGCTAGCGGCGATCGCACTCGGTATTACTGGGACAAGAAACTGGAATGCCTGATCGAAATCCGTGAGGGCATGAACAGCCAAGGCCCAGAAAAGCTGGTCGGCCCCTCGAACCTGATCCGCGATATCGACAATTATAACGCTGTTGGCATTCAGGACCCGCAGAAGGGACCGGGGCATACCTTGGTCATCACCAAGGGTCGCAGACAGCACCGAGATGAACTCAGGTCCCGTGGCATGATCGAAGTCGGCAACGACCGTGGATCATACGCCGATAAGCCGAAAATGCCCGATGCGCGCCCGATGGTCCGTGAGGCCCTTTCGATGGTCGGATGGGATAGCGGGGCGCGGACGATCAGAGAATTGCGGAGACAGGGGCGCTAGGCTCGTGAAGGGAGATATCGAAATCACGTCCGCGATGCTCAAGGCTGGACTTGCTGCCCTTGTAGAGTGGCGGTCAGCTCCGCTCGGTATCGGGTTCCCGGCGGCCATCAAGAAGATCTATACGGCCATGGCGCTCGCCAACGGGGAGACCTTGGAGGAAAAGCCGGAGCCTAATGACACTGTTCGGATTGTCGGCCACGCCATCCGTGAGGAATTAAGGCGGCAGAAGATCCATACGGATTCATTCGGCCACGGTTTCCACATAGACGCCGTTCATCCGATTGATTGGGATGAGGTTTCCCGCGCCGCGATCAACGCCGCCAAAGCTCTATAGACCCGCCCGCAAGGGCATTTCATAGAAAGCCAAACATGACCGATCTATCCCAGGCGGCTCCGGCAACGGAGACGGTGGAGGATGTCGTTCTCCCGGCAACGGAAGGCGGCAAAGGCGAAATCGCGGGCCAGATTCGCGACGCTCTCGAAACACCCGAAGGCTCGACACAGGACAATTCCCCACGCGAGATGATGCGCCGGCAGATCGGCGAGGAACTGGCGAAGGCGACAGAGCAGCCAGCCGAGCAGACCACAGAGGCTGCGTCTAAATCCGAGCGCGCCCGTGGACCGGATGGCCGGTTCATCCCGACGCCGCAGGAAACAGCAGCGGGTATCGATCCGAACGCGGCGCCAGCCGAACAGGTTGCCGAGACGCTGGCCCCCAGTGGACCGCCGGCATCGTGGAGTAAGGACATGCAGGCCCGGTGGGGCGAACTTCCACCGGAGTTTCAGGCTATCATCTCGAAGCGCGAGGCCGATGTCGCCAAGGGATTCGAGAAATACCAGAACCT